GTAATCACGTCAGGGTAGCCGCGCAGGTTCTCAATCTGCATGTCGTGAAATGGGTCGAGTGCACACTTGACCCAATCACACGCCTCCGGGGTAATCAGACGCTCCTTACACAAGTCGTGCATGGGGTCCTTTGCCCGGACGATGTTGCGAAGGCGCATGGCCTCCGCTGTCGCAGCCGTTGACATCTTCGGTGAGTTCTTCTTTCGTCGCTCTGTGAGCGACAAGCCTGTAGCTTTTCGGGGGGTCAGCCCTCACTCAACCCGACCAGATTCGGCGGCAAAGCCTAACGGTCTCACACAGGAAGATCCTCAGCGCCATTAACTTGCGCGTAAGACTGTGTGTTGAGAGGGTGCTGCGTGCCTCCTCAGGCATCGCGAGCAACGAGGCACTCCTCGAGTGCGATAGTCGACGCGGCGACCAGCTCACCGAAGCTGGTGCCAGAGACCCAGACGCCGTGCTTGGCGTGGTCCGGGCCAACGAATGTCGACAGGAGGTTCGCAACTGGACCCGCCACCCGAACGGTGCCCTCAGGCTCCGCGTCCGGGTCGTAGTCCGCGCCCGGGATCTGGAACTCGTCCAGCTCCTCCCGAGTGGTGCATTTGGCCATGTCCTCAAGCCACGCCTGCATCTCGGCCGGGGTAAAGCCGAGCTGGGGCGCGATAGCCTCGAACATCATGCCCTCATCGCCCTCCTCAAAGGGGTAAGGGCCGGCCGCACAACGGTAGAACATATCGCTGTCATTGGCGAGAAGCTTGGCCATCTCGGGTGTGAGGACCATGCCCCCGCTCTGCGAGTCCAGCTCGACGATGTCAGTGAACTTGCGCAGTTGGAAGCCGAAAATATTGGCGACAACGATGAGGTACTCGCGAATGCCTGGCGTGTTGTGGTCGGTCGTCCAGTAGCCGAAAACCTTGAGCTTAAACTTCTCGATGTCGAGGCCCTTGGCCACCGACAGCTTCCGGCACGACGTTATGACGTCGGCGTACGAAGCCAGAGACTCGAGGGGGCGGGGAAAGTGCCGACCGAGGTAGTACTTGCCATTCTCCGGGTTGGAGAACGTGACCTTCACAATCATACCGATCGAGCTAGTGACGTACTTGGCTGCGGCCTCCCACACTGCGTCCGTAATCTTCGGCAGATGCGGGGCCACACCGTCGTCGCCACACTTTGGCCCGATGACAGCATACGGGATGCTGTACATGTCGAGCTGCGGCCCGTCCGGAGTGGAGCGGTACATCCAGGAACCGCGTCCAATGTCGTGGAAAGAGTGCATCTTCGAGTACTGCTCGAGAGCCTTCTTCACGGTGTTCTTCTTGATCTGGTCAAACTGCAGAGTGCCTGTCACCAGGCCCTGCTGATGCTTCACACGCCAAACGTACATGCAGATAGCATAGCACGTGATGCAATACTCGACGAACGCCGACACGATCGTGTTCAGCTCGGTTGTGACACCAGAGCCGCTGTTGTTCTTGTATCCGACCGTGATGGTCTTGCCATCGAGCACCGTCTTGATGTTGACGTTAGCGGCCAAGATGTCCGACACCTCAGCCTTGTCGCGATCATCGACGAACGCGAGAACGAACTTGACGAACAGCTGATTGTAGATGAACTCGCTGATCGTCTCGTCCATTTTGGTGTAGTCAGTGTCATGGGCACCGCTCACCGTATGTTCCGCCGACTCCCCACGCTCAGCGGCACCCATTGCCATCTCAGCGAGGAGACGGATAGCCGCAGCGATCTCCATGGGAGTGCTCCCGGGTGTAAAGAACGCGCAGTCACGAAGCAGCTCCTTGATAAGAAGGCCGACCCTACCGGTCGCAATAGAAGCTGGCTCGTTAAGCTGCGTGATCCCGCGCGGCGCAACACTAGCCTTTGCCGCAACCTCGTGTTTTAGAAAGGTGCGGTTCTGGCCGGGCTCCGCAAGAAGTTCGGCGTTCGTCTGGAGTCGAGCAGCTTGGACGGCCTTAATGCGGCGCTCGCATATGACGAGCGGCTCACACAGCCGGAGCGAATCGCGCTGATGCCCCGACTCCCGTGAAACCAAGCTGATGAAACGCTCGAGCAACATAGCCATGACTCCCAGCATGCTATCGGGGGGAGTTACTGTGTTGGCATAGGCCTCGAGCCTCTTCTCCTTGTACGCCATAGCGGCAGCGGGCGATTTAGTGTCGGCCACGCCGGGCGCGCCGCCAAAAGCGTTAGGTGCTGCTTCGACGGCATTCATCACCTCAACCACATCCTCGTCGACTGACCCATCCCGACGAGAATATAGAATGTTTGGCTGAGGGCGGAACTCGATGGAAATGCAAAAGAAGCTCACCATGAGTGGCTCAATGCAACTGTCTCGCCACAGGGATTGCATCTGTAGCGAGCGCTTCGTGTCGTTAACGCCATATCCTTTGGGGCGGTTAGCACCCATGAGGTTGAAATGCTTGTAGACGTTCTCCGACATCTCCACCGAGGTGTCTGGTCCCTCGTCACAGGCTGCCTTGATGCTGTAGACGGGGTTCTCTGGCACACCGAATCGCCCGAGCAAGTACATGTCCTGCTTGAGCGTAGTCTTACCCTGTACCACGACAACGTTGTCCGCTTTGGTAAGCGGCACAGAGGCCAGTGGCTTCTGGTTGATGGCCTCGCGCATCAGATCGCACACAGCTCGTGAGAGCGTGACGGTTTCAGAGCGAGCGTACCAGACCCACATATGGTGGGACCCGGCTTGGAATTGCACTTGGACGTCGTAGGTCGTGAATGCAACCCGCCCAGGGTGTTCGATGTACATAAAGTCGTGCTTGGTGTGGTTCCACGGGCGCTGGTTGGAGTACGTCGCGCCGTTGAAGCCAGTGACGCGCTCTGAGACGACCGGAAGGCCGTTGGCGTCAACGTGGTACCACCACACGGAGTTCGTGCCGTGCCCGGAAAGTTTATGGTAGTGCGGGGTCACGACAATCATGTTCGAGCCGGCGAAGGGGGCGAAGTCATCAATGTAGATGTCTTGGTCGACAAAAGTGTGGACCATGTCCTGCTCGAACTTGTCACCCGGGTCTGCGTGCTTTAGGTCCTTCACGTCGTGAACGACGCGCCGGCCCGCAGCCTTGGCATCCCGCGAGGCGCCGCTTTTAGCCCAGTCGAAATCACGAAAGCCGTAGTCATGCAAAGCATCACGTGTGGCGGTGACTCCGACCCGGCGCGACGCGCCAGCAGTCGGGTGGCTGCCCTCGGTCTTGCTGATTGCCTCCTGATCCGCCCGCGGGGGAACGAAACTATTGGCCAGCTGGCGAAAAAGCGAATGGGTGTGCGTCTGCTGATGCTTAGGCACAGCCCGCCTCGTCGTCGACTCGAAGGCGTGATGCACCGTCTCAAGGCGGATGATCTCTGAGACGATGTCTAGTCCGCGCTGTTCGCCAGTGATCTGCGTGCTCTTGTCCCTGAGAAAGGGCCATGCAGCCGTAGTCTGCACGGTCGAGGTCACAATCCGCCGAAGCAGGAAGTGCAACCATTTGCGAGCAAGAGCGCTCACCGGTATGCAGAGAAACTCAAACTCCCGGGAGCCAATCCTAGCTAGAGTGCGGAGCAGCGGGACACGAAGCTTATCCTCGTTAGCGAGGCGAAGCTCGGTCTCGCGATGGCCGTCAGTGTTGAGTAGAGTCTTCCAGACCCACTCGATGCACCGGTCGAGCACGTTCGGCGTTGACGTCTTACCGAGCGTATGTACCCCTGCTGCTTGAGAACAGGGCTCGACAGATGCTGCCTCGCCGCTAGCGGCAGCCTCAGCTGCGACCGTAGTTGCGGTTGGAGGCGGTGCCTCAAAGTGCACCTTCGCCTTACGTATTATTTTACGCCCACCGGTGATAGTAGACCTCGACGTGCCACAACAGATCGGCATACGCAAGAGGGGCGGATAAAGGAGGGCGGCGCTTCGGGGATTACCCGAGTGCGTGGC